CAGGGAATTCCGTATCATCTCTTAGGAGTTTAGTATGAAAGTCACTTTTTCCTTTAATCAAGTTTATTCTCTTGAACAAAATGCTATCAGAAGGACCGAGTGCTACGATTTAGTTCGCAGCTACATGGGTATTCCTGAAGGTACTTTTTGGTCTATGGATGATATGCTTGAGGCAGTTCGGAGCGAATTCATACTTTACGACAACGAGTATGATGAACTGTGTTTTAGTATCAGGGGTAACGTGTTCGTTAAGAAAAATATCGAACACGCCTGTGAGGTCGGAAAGGCCTGGATTGATGTACAGAATATGTTCAACAATCCAAAACCTTCAGATCTCCTCCCTGGATACGCGGGACGCCTGGCAAAGGCGGTCAAGAAGTTTAAAAACCTTCTTGACGACACAGAGTGGTAATTTCCTGAATATCAGGGGTTACTCGAGGGTAGCATGCAAAAGCTATCCTCACCGTCGCAGTAATGCGGCGGCAAAAGGGACCGGGGCTTAACAACCCCGACACATCAGTAATGATGTAAAAGTGACGGTCAATCAAAGGAGTTCCAATGCCATCGCCGAACATGAACTATTCCAAATTGCAAACAGGCAGTTGGGTTAAAACCAACGCTTATGCAACTGGGTCGTTAGGTTCAACGAAAGTAAAGGAGTTCATAAGAACGACCGTTTCCGTGAAGACACCTAACTGGCGTACAGAGAAGAAAAAGAAACCCTTGAAAATGAACGCTTATAGCTATTATTTTCGAGATGTAACCGATCCTTTGAGTACGTATACGCATACAACTAAGCAACTCCCTAACGGGACGCCGTCGTTGTGGACGTACCAAACAAACGCGAGTTTGTTTGGGGCCAGAAATAATGTCTTGTCCTATGTCCAAGCTGATGATCCCAGACCGCAAGCAATCAACAAACTGTTAGATCAGATTAAGCTTACTAAGGCCTCAGCGGCCGTCAGTATAGCTGAAGGTGGTCAGACAGCTGCGTTGGTTGCCAATACGGCTAAAAGGATCGCTGGAGCAATTCTAGCACTACGCAAGGGCAATTTCCGTCAGTTCGCAGTCGCGTTAAACCTGAGTGAGACCAAAACTGTGCGCACGCTCCAAAAGCGTGCGCGCCGTGCTGATATCATCCAGTTAGGGCGCGCTGGTCGAGTTTACACCAGAGATGGTGTCAAGTACGGCAAGAAGATTGAGACGCGAGTCACAAACTTCGTAGCTGATTCTTGGCTCGAGTATAGCTACGGATGGAAACCTCTATTGTCGGATGTGTACGCTCTCTCAGAGGCGTATGCAGAGACAATGATTGAGAGGAGCGGCATTGTGAGAACAGTGTACGCTACTGGAAAGACGTCGACGAAGACCACTAAGACATATCTACAGCTCAACCTCGACGAGATTGATGACTTTAGCGATGAAATTATGGTCAGATATCGCCTCGATTACAGGATTCCAGACGGTGCAAACTCTGCGGCCAACGTATTCGGAATTCAAAATCCGTTACTAGTAGCCTGGGAGTTGGTTCCATTCTCGTTCGTTGCCGATTGGTTTCTGCCTGTCGGTAATGCACTCGAGTTGTTAACCGCGACAAATGGTCTAGAGTTTGCCCAAGGGTGCTACACCTTTAAGCATATTCGAAAACTCAGATGTCGTGTGTTCGGCAACGGAAGGAGCGGGATACAATCCGGGATTCAATATACTGGTCAGACGGGTTCTTTGGAATACAATTCATATGAATACGACCAAGGTCGTGTTCTGTTGAGTAGTTTTCCACAAGTGCCTTTCCCAAAGTTTAAAGATCCCAGGAGCATATCGCATGGCTTATCCGCCATCGCTTTGCTTCAATCCATATTCTTACGCAAGTAAGAATCAACCCTTTGAAAATCAAGGAGCCTTAAATGGCCCAACGTGGGAATATCACCCTGACGGACGCGGCGCTAACGCCGGTCAACCGTGTCTACTACCCGAAACCTGAGAAGAACGGCGTTCTCAACTGGATCGATCGCACCCAATCGGTGTTGATCGGCCAGAACCGTCTTTCTTTGATGCAACGGGTCGCAGACCGGACCACAAAGGCTACAAAGCTTGTGTGGAAGCTCGAGACCCCGATCCTCGAAGCAACTTCGCCGAGTACCTCGACGGGTATCCAACCCGCACCGACTGTGGCATACACTCTGTTGGGCACGATTGACATCGTGCTCCCGGACCGTGCCACGCTGCAGGAACGCAAGGACCTGCTGGCTCAGTTGCGTGACCTCATCGCTGAGGCCGTCAACACGAGCCTGGTGCATGATCTCGACATGATCTACTAAAAGTGGATCACGCCTGATCAAAAAGTTGGATAACCAAAAAGGTAGTTATGCATAAGCAGAAACTGAAGGCAGCCTTAGGCACCTTCCCTCGGGAGACATCTAATAAGTGTCTCATGTCGTTCGCTAAGAGTTTTTATGAAGGAATCGGCTCCAAAGTTAGTTTGGCTTGTCTTGATCTCCTTGAAAAAGGAAATTTCGATGAACTGGTTAACCTTGAAGTTGATCCCGGTAATTACGCGAACTCTCACGAGTTTGCAGATGATTACCAAGCTGTTAAGCTGCTTTCAAAGTATAAGGACTTCTCTCACGAGAACCTTAAACCGGAAGAAGTAGCCCGCAGTTCTTTCATAAAATATGAGGCGCAGTGCGCCGATACAAATAAACGGTTCCAAGCATTATCAGATGATCCCTCATTATGGGATCCGCGTATGAACTTCATCTTCATGAAGGCAAAGCGAAAAATCTCTGACGTGCTAGGTAAAGTGGACTTGGATCGGTTAGATGCGTCTTTTGGTTGGGGTCCGGG